AAAAGGGTCAGTCTGACAAGGACGAGAAAATGGAGAAAGAAGGTGAGTTCCGTGGGTTCGGGCCGTCTCTTAACGGTATTGGTGACGGACCGGATTGTGACATACCAAAGATAGACCCATTCATAAAAGCAAGGACTACGGAAGCCATAAAGAGAATGATACGCAGGAAGAATATAGGCAGTAGGCAGAATACGGTAAGGGGTAAACTAAACTCTAAGCGGATTGGTAGGTACCCTAGTAAGTTTCTGTTTTCACAAAAGACCAAGCCTAGTCCTGACACTGTGTTGTACATACTAGCAGACCTGAGTGGGTCCATGTATGACGACAAGTTAATTGTATTGATCCAAATATTAAGGCTTTTGGACAGTATTAGAATTCCGCATTTTAAGTTAGAGGTACGTGGGTTCAATAAGTATTACTTTAAGGATAAGCAAATAGGTTATAACGTTTCACATGGTACTGTTCGCAGTGCGACTGGACACGGTGCTGGTGACAATAACGACGCAGAGTCTTTAGAAAGAATACTCGGTGAAATGAATATGGACAGTACGCCTAACAAAAAATTGTTGGTTTTGTCTGACGGTCATCCTGCGTCTTGTGGAAAGTATGCAGGCAATCAAGACGAAATGCTAAGAAAGATTGCTAAGGGTATTAAATATCCTTACATATCGTTGGGGATACTGGACAGCGCCGTGGAGGAGTATTACGACAACAGTCGTGTGATAAATGATCTGGCGGACTTTCCAGAAATATTGGGCAGGGAGGTAACTAGGTTGTTAAAATGATTGATAAGTATAGCAATATATGTTATAGTATGATATAAGTTTATTATTAAAAGCATGAAAATAGAAATAGAGCAATTAAGGGTAGAGGACAAGGAGTTTGGTGGAAAGTCTTGTAAGAGTGTCAATATTCGACAGGGTGAGGATTGGTATAGTACATTGGATTACGATGGTTGGACAAGCGAGTTTAAAGAGGGTGAGGTCATAGACGTTTATGTATACGAAAGGGAAGGGCGTGATGGTAGGGTGTTTCTTAATTTCAAGAGACTGAGTGGATTAGCAAAGGATATGGAAGATATGAAGAACCGTTTGGACGCGTTGGAAAGGAAAGTTAATGGTGATGTAAGTGAATAATTTAAACTGTCAGTATAATTAGGATGAAAGAGTTAATCAGTAATTACGTGAAGGCTCTAAATGAGTTGGCAAGGATGGAAGAGGTGTTAAAGCCTTTGAAAGCGAAGGTGACTAATGCTAAGACGGCATTACACGATGCAATGGAAGAGAGTGGGGCACGTAGAATAGTTCATGAGGAATTGGGATCGGCAACATTGACGGTTAAAAAGGGACTTAGGGTGGTGGACAAAGTAAAGGTAGTAATGGAGTTACAGAGAAGGGGTGTGGACCAGCAGGCATACATGGATGTCTCCATGGCGAAAATGAACAAGGTGGTCAAGCAATTAGTAGATGAGGGTGTTGAGCTCGAGGGAATAGACAAAGTAGAAAGTAAATATATAAGTTTTAAAGCAAAGTAGTTATGGAATTTTTACCAGAAGAGTACAAGATACCAAGTTCGGATGATGGGTATTTAAAACCAATAGAGGGGACAATTAAGTTCAGAGTACTGAGTCAGCCTATTCTAGGAATGGAGTATTGGATTGATGATGGGGATAAGAGAAAGCCTATGAGAGTTAGGATGGGGGAGAATACACCAGTTAAGTATGCGGATTCGACAAAGCACTTTTGGGTGTTGTGTGCATGGAATTGTGACGAGGAAAGAGTACAGATTTTAACAATTACTCAAAAGTCGATCCAGAAGGCTATTGTAGCGCATACAAAAAACAAGGATTGGGGTAGTCCGTTTGATTATGATTTAACTATTACAGGTGAGGGCAAGGGATTTGATCGAGAGTACAGTGTAATGGCAAGTCCTAAAACTAAACTAGACAGTAAAATTCAAGAACACTATGACGGCTTAGAGATCAATTTAGAGGCTTTATACGATGGAGACAACCCGTTCCAAGCAGTTGAAGCAGATGAGACCGTTAAAGACGCTGTAAGTGAGGTAGTAGAATCGTTAAAATAATGATTGATACTGAGGTAATACTAGAATTAAAGAAAGAGATTGAGGGGGAACTAGAGACACGTTTAGGTGGTCAATTGAGTGAGGACGCTTTTAAATTAGCAGTTTACAAAGTTAATTTAGGAAAGTTAGTAGCGGACACTCAATTGGCTTATGATAAGAAATATAATTTAAGGAAGTACAAACTAGCAAAGGGGGCGTATGATTTAACGGAGGAAATGACACAGGGCAAGGCTAGTATGTTAGCAGAGGTGAAAGTTAAAGAGGAAAGGGAAGAGGAAGCAAAGGCAAGGTATCAATTAAAGTTAATGACTAACCTTTATAGGGATGTAGAGACTTTAATAACAGTCATTCAGACTAGAATAAAGTATTTAGAAGGTGAAAAGCGTGAGGCCGTGGTACAAATATAAACAAGAGTATTAGAAAGAGTTAATTTATTAAAACATACTACATGAAGTATTACACATTATACGAGGTAGCCAAAAGGACTGGTATGTCTGCGGGTACTGTATACAGTAGGAGACGCATGAAGGACGCCCAAAAGAATTGGGGTATTGAATTGAAGGACGGCAATTGGGTTGTACCTGAAAACAAAATGCACCTTTGGAAGAAGGGCGAGAAACTTCGTAGGGGTAGAAAAGTTACCATAAGATAGTACAATTAAATTAAGTGTTAGAGTTATGAGCAATATACTTATTGTTGGTTACGGCGTTGTCGGTAAAGGAATGCACAAGATTTTTCCTGACGCAGACACTTTCGACAAAGACCCTTACTGTGGCGCGGTTTATTCCAAACCAGAAGACGTTGGTAAGGTAGACCTTGCAATTATTTGCGTGCCAACTCCGATTGGTAAGGACGGTTTTACATGCGACACTTCCATAGTAGAGAGTGTGTTTGACTGGTTAAGGGCACCGTTAGTATTGATTAAGTCTACGGTAGCACCTGGTACGACTGACAAATTAAACGATTCTTACAAGCATGGTGAAGTTTGTTTTAGCCCAGAATACATGGGCGAGTCTACTTATTACACACCACCTGAGTATTTAAACCCAGAGAACCCACGAGGTCATGGCTGGGTAACGCTTGGGGGAGCCCCTGGTGCCACTAGAACGCTTCAAGAGATATTTGAAGTAGAATTGGGACCTTGTGCAAAGTTCGTGCGTGTAACGGCCAAAGAGGCTGAGGTGGTTAAGTACATAGAAAATGTGTTTTTTGCTACTAAGGTTACTTTTGTTAATGAGATGTACGACATGTGTGAGGCTTTGGGTGTTGATTGGTACCAAGTAAGAGGCGCATGGTTACAAGATCCTAGAATTTGCCCAATGCATACATCGGTATTTAAGAGTAAGCGTGGTTATGGTGGTAAGTGTTACGGAAAGGACATCAGGGCTTTGGTGAGTGCTTGTAAGAATGCAGGTGCAGACCCAGAGTTACTTGAGACTGTGATTAAGGTAAACAATAAAATCAGAAAAAGGAATGGGCTTAGTGAAGAGTAGGATAGAAATTAGTATAGACGACGGTGATCCAATGGATACGCGTACTATTGAACTGCTTAATAAGTACGGTTTAAAAGGTATGTTTTATATACCTAGTAATAGTTGGGGGTTTGAGAACTTGGATTGTTACAAGGATCATGAGGTTGGTGGTCATACAAAATCACACCCAGTTTTACGTGGGTTGCCGTATGAATTGCAATTATTAGAAATTGAGGCAAACAAGGGCGAATTAGAGAAGAGGTTAGGTCGTAAGGTCACCTCTTTTTGTTATCCAAGAGGCAGGTATTCAAATGATACGATCGAGATATTAAAGAAGGTTGGTTACGAAGAAGCAAGGACGACAATTGTTTTAAAGACTGATTACAAAGACCCTTTTAGGAAGCACACAACTATTCATTGTTACCAAAGAAGTGAGTACGAGGGGGTAGACTGGCTAGAAAAAGCCAAGGAAATACTACGAAAGAATCCAGAGTACTTTGGCGTGTGGTTTCATAGCTGGGAGATTACTAAGTACGACGAATGGGATAAGTTGGAGGAATTGTTTAAATTTATGAGCGAGTATGATGGATAAGAAGGCAGGAGCTAAGAGAGATTGGGAGTCCGACTTGCATAAAGTACTAGATGAATGGATGGATAGCCGACAACATACTAACCATTGTGCTGCATGGTCAGAAATGCAATGCTGTTGTTTGGACAAGCAGGATCATATTGATGAGTTTAGGAGGTGTGAGGTAAGGCCAGTTATTATCAGGTTTATTAAAAAACTGTTGGATGAGGACAATGGTGTTGTGCGTGTGCCAGAGGCGGGCGAGAGCGTGCCCAATACGGTTATAGGTGAATAGTAAACTATTTAAATTTATTCAGGAAAGCAATGTATAAGCTAAAGAAAGACCTAAAGAAGGGAGACCTAATCAACACAGATCTAGGTAAGGACGTTTGTGAGGAAGTAGTGGGTAGGTGGAAACCAGAGAACGGAGAGAGGTATTGGTATGTTGATTCTTATTGGGGAGAGAGTTTTCATATTTGGAGTGGAGATAGCATTGATAAATGGAATTACAAGATGGGTAATTGTTTTCAAACAGAGAAGGAAGCTGAGTCTTACAAGGAACGAATAGAATTCATAGCAGAATTTGAGGAGTACTGGAGGGAATGTAATGGAGATTGGAATCCTACTGATGATCCTGAGGTTTGTAAATATGCAATATATGGGTATGGTGGTGTGTTTGAGGTCGCAGTGTGTACATGTATGGAAAACAGTTATCTCTTTGAGGGCCGTGAGACAGCACAGGGAGCAATAGACAAATTCGGAGATAAGTTACGTATGTTGAGTCCACATTGGAAACCAGAATAATACAAGTTTAACAGGATATTAACTTATTAGATAGAAGATATGAAAATACACATTGCATGGCAAAGTAAAGGTCGCGGAGGAGGTGGATTTACTTTTTGTGACACGTTTAAAAAGGGCGCATTGGCACGTGGTCATAGTGTGACAGATTGGGATTCTGTAGACGAGTGGAAGAATGCTGACGTAGTACTGATACCAAGTGCAAGTGTAATTACTAAAGAGTATTTTAGAGAAATGAAAAGTGCTGGTAAGAAGATTGTGTTGCGTGCGGATAATATACTCAAGAACAGTCGTAATAGTAATGTAGGCATGAATAGAATGTCAGAGTTCTCAAAGGGGTCGGATTTGGTCATTTACCAGTGTAAGTGGGCACAGAACCTTTTGGAAGACTTTACAGGAAAGCACGGTAAAGTAGTCTACAACGGTATTGATTTAGACGTGTTCAACAAGGAAGGAAATAAGCTAGAGATAGAAGGAGACCCTATATACGTTTACAGTCGTGCAAGTAGAGGGGAGACTAAGGGTTGGCACATAGCATGGGCTGAGTACAGAGACATTTGGAGAAAGAACAAAGACGCTAAATTGTTAATCATTGGAAATTTTAGACCAGAGTTAGTAGAAGCTAATTTTGATTTCTTTAATAGAGAGAATTATGAGTACTTAGGTATGTTGAATTTAGAACAGGTTGCAGACGTGTATAGGACTGCGGATTACTTGATAGCACCATATTTTGAGGACGCGTTTTCAAATTCGTACCTCGAAAGTTTAATGTGTGGTTGCGAGCTTTATTCGAGTTACAAGGAATTGATGTTGAGTGGTGGCACTAAGGAAATGCTGACACTCCATACAATGCAAAAGAGTGACTATTTCGGAAAGGAAAGGATGATCGACGAGTATATAAAATGTTTTGAAGAAATATGCAAATAGTTAAAAGGGATAAAGTATACCTGATAGATGGGCATGCCTGTATCAAGGGTGATGACGGTGTGTATTATATGATCCCGTATAATACGATGCAGATTGAAACTGATTCAACAGGCTATACATATAGCACGGCGTCTAGCATACCGCATCCATCTGAAATTGGGCACTTAGAATTAGATATAACTGATTACGAGTATGTATTGGGCGCCGATATTGAGTTGGTGGATGAGGCTTGTGTTGGGAGTGAGGTTAAGGATATAATAGGCGAGGTAGTAGAAAAATTAAAAGACTAAATTATTACAAATAAAGAATGAGATATTGTGTAATTAATGAGACAGACGTTCCACAGGAGATTGCAGGTCATGAGGACGTTTTATTCCACGGAAGGGTTTTCAACAGTAAGGATTGTAAGGAGAAAGACCATAGCTTTATGGACGATTTGTTTCGTAAGGAATCCGAGTATAAGGTTGTAGCTTTTCAGGTTGTTGAGGAACAATTAACACCTTGGTTGCGGGAGTATATAGAAGGAAACGGTGTTACGTACACTAGATCTAAGACGGTAAAAGACCTTAGTAAAGAGTGGGGGTTAGAGACTAAAGAGGAGACTGTAGAGGAAGTAAAAGAGGTTAAAGCTATAAAAGACGTGAGGGAAGTGATTAAAATGCCGTACAATGAACTAAGGGCTTTAGCAAAGAAACAAGGTCATAAGGTTGGGAATATGAAGGGTGACGACCTTAGAGAGTTGATGAGTACTGAAGCAGTGAGGTATGTTTAAATGTTGCCAGAGACCATAGAAATTAAAGGCAAAGAATACGAGTTGAACGTTCGGGAAATAAAAGGGCATAGAGGAATTATATATGTGGTTTCATATGAGAATAATAATAAGAAGCTTGTTATTTACATGGGTGAGGACATAAGGACAGTAAAAACAAAGATGTTAAATTATATAACAGGGAGGTTTGATGTCACTTTATAGGCAGGTTTTAGAAACGTACTTAAAGACAATTACTGTAAAGTGTCATAGCGCAATAGACATTGGTGGGAGTGCCTACCCAGTTAGTGGACGTGTAGGCAGTTGGAAGGTTAAGCAGTACGACATAGTAGACAATAATAGTGAAAAGGACTGGCACGACAAATGGAGCAAACCTGCCTATTTATTTGACATAGAGTCTGCCAAATTACCACCTACATTAACTAGTAAATACGAGATAGCATTTATGCTTGAAGTTGCAGAGTACCTAATAAACCCATTACAAGCACTTACAAATGTATACGGCATGTTAGAGGAGAGTGGTTTGTTTTATTCAAGTTGGCCGACTCTTTACGGGCTTCACAATCCGTACACCCTCGATAGTTTAAGATACACTAAGTTTGGGTTAAAAAGGTTGTTTGAGAGTGCTGGGTTTAACATTATAGACATAGTGCCACGTAAAGTTACGGTAGGGCTTGCGGCATTGCAGCAGTTTTATGGTTTAGAGGGTATGCGTGTTGCTAAAGGATTGAGTGAAGTGTACGATGCTGGGTATATAATTAAAGCAGTAAAGCCAGGTGTAGCATATAAAATTGGTAGTTCTAAGAATGATTAGACTGAATATTGGGTGCGGCCCTAAGGCCGTAAGGGAATTAAGGAGACCGGGATATATTCATGTGGACAAAGAGAATTATGGGCAAGATATTATTGCAGACGCATTGGATATAGATTTGCATTACAAAGGTGGGACTGTGGACGAGATAGTGTGCGACATGTTTTTAGAGCATCTACGGAATGAAAAGGTCGTGGAATTTCTAAATGTATGTTGGCATGTTTTAAAGGATAGTGGTAGAATAGAAATAGAAGTGCCTGTTTTCGATAGAGGCGGGGCTTACGAAATAACTCACAAAAGCTATTACAGTAAGCATACTTTTGAGAGTTTTGAAAGAGAAGAAGTGTGTAAAGAGTGTGGGTTGAAACCATTTAAGGTCACTGACGTAATACAAAATGAAAAGGGGAATATCTACTGTACTTTGACTAAAGTTAAAGATTATATAATACCAATGAGAACATGAGTGTAATTAACTGGTACCAAACAATTCCAGAACTAGGCATAAAAGGTCGATATGATACACCGAAGGAATTCGACAAGATTGGGTTACCTGAAGATCTTCATGGGAAAACGGTATTGGATATTGGGTGTAATAGCGGGGCATTTATGGCAGAATGTTTAAAGAGGGGTGCAAGGTACGTCTCTGGTATAGAACCCAATCCAGAATGGAGAATAGTGTGTGGCGGCACATTACTTGAATTGGGTTGGCATCCAGAGGAGTTTTTTATCGACGAGGCTGTATCAGAGTATGGATTTACAAAGGATCCAGATATCGTATTGTTACTTTCAGTACTTCACCTTGATGAGAACCCAGACCCGCAGCCGATACTGAATGATGCTTGGAAGAGAACAAAAGAACTTTTAATAGTGGAGATTAACGACCGATTACAGAAAGTACCAATTAAATTACCCAAAGGAGCTGTGAAATATGGAACGAACAAGGATAATCGTACCGTCTGGCACTGTTATAAAGGTAAAAATAAAAGATCTAAGGGTAAGTAGTGAGGATGCTTGGCATGACGAATATATAAAAAAGAACGGAGACAGTATTGCTAAATCTGTAATGGTAGAGGTTTACAGGGGGAATATTAAACCGCTAAAGGATTGGTGTGAGAGTCGAGAAATGGACTGGAGGTGGAAAGTGTGGCAGTTATTCTTAGTGTATAAGCTAGTAACTGAAAAAGGTCAGATGGAACCGATACGAATTTACAGGAATTACAAGATCAATACAGGACACAAACGGTCGAGTGCAATGTGGGTCATGGGAAAGAAAGAAATAGAAGCGGAAGTAGTACCAGATAACTTTAAACTTTGAGGCTATGTCAAGTATAGGTTGCTTCATCACTGCAGGAAATGAGAGAGTACATCCTTTAGACAGGGGGGATTCTCTTGAGGCTTGCATAAAAAGCTGTTGTGATGTTTCTGACGAAGTGGTTTTGGTGAGTGGTCATGAACTAGACATTAGGTTAGTAGCATTGACACATAAATATCCTAAACTAGCGTTGATAGAACGGTTGTGGCCGTATGAATTCGATTGGTCTGAATTGCCCAGGGCTATGAATTTCGGTTATAGTTACCTTGACACTGACTGGGCTCTAAGAATAGATACAGATTATATATTTCATGAGGACGACACAGACAGGATTAAAAAGACGCTTAATAAGCTTGGGGACTATCCAGTTGCAACATTCCAGAAGTTTAGCTTTGTACTCCATGACAAGTGTTACCAGAAAGGTGGGTTACCAATAGCGATAAACAAACGCCTTGTAGGAGCCCAGTATGCCTTTGGACTGGCAACAAACAAAAAAACAGACCTATGTTACCCCATACGGGCTACCGGCTCGAATAGGGGTATCCCAGAGGGCCGTTATGAACCAGAGAAATTTGGAAGGACTGGGGTGGCGGTTTATAACTACGACTACAGTTTCAAGACTTTAGAACAAACCAAGGAAGAGTTTTGGAGGTTCTCACAAGCGTACCACAGTTATTTCGGAGAGTGGAAGTGGGGAAATACCAAGGAGAAGTCGTTTTTAAAGTTTATTGAAATGATGAACGGCCGATTAGGTAAGTGTAATTATGAGATTGGGGATAGAAGGACTCATCCCAAATACATACAAAACGACATAGATAATTTAAGTGAGGACCAATTCGCAAAGAATGGTTGGAATAGACTATGAAAAAACTAGATATATTCGAGGATGCTAAGAATTTAGATATTGTAGATTTCTCCGAGAAGGAAAGGGTAAAGAGGTTAATGTTTGACAATGCCAAGTTAACAGATCATGGTGTTGAGGTTTACGTACATTATTATATAAGGATTGGGAAGCAAGAGGGGTGGTCTTCGGTACAATTTGTTTCCAGATTAGGTGAGATGAAACTAGGTACAGAGGAGAAATTTATTGGGTGGGGAATGAAGAAAATGGAGGAAGTTTTTAATAGTCCACCTTCTAAGGATGGTGAAGATGTTGAGGTTATATCAAATAAGATTGCATTTCTAAAATGAAAGAGTATGAAATATCACAAAGAAAGGGTAAGCATTGTGTAATAATGGGTCACCCAGACGACAGTAATAAGATACTTAAGGTGTTTACAGCGTATCCACAGAAAGACTGGGAGGGGTTAGAAGAAATGCGTTGGGGAGACTTACCAGCAAGGGGACAGCCGAGTATGTCGGTCAAACTGATTGAAGCTACTAAAATACAAAACATTTGCTGGATGCACGATTTGGCACCGAGGGTTTATGAAATAGTTCGGGTCACGGAGGGAAAGTATAAGTACTACGCACAAGTAATAGAAGACCTAGGAGACAATCACGCAGAGAGTCAGGATAAAGCTCAGGAAGTGTACAACAAGGTTAAGGAGCTAGGAAAGATTTATGGGTTTGGTAATGAGAAGGACGACGTAAGTACAAGGGACGTAATGCAGGGCATGTTGGTTGACTTTAACACGTTTCATTTTAAGGAAGGGTATTTAGACAAGGTTAAAGACAAGTACTGTGAGTATGCAAAATATGGAGACAAGATTTATTATCATCCAATTTCAGAATGGGGTTTAACAGGTTCACCAAGAAAAGTGAGTAGGTTTGAGCAAATGGGACTTGATAAGATAGATTTTAAGAACATGAATGTCTTAGATTTAGGCTGTGCAGGCGGTATGGTATGCAGGTACGCAAAGGACAGAGGTGCAAGTAGTGTATTGGGCATAGATTACCCTGGTTGTGGCACACCAGATCCGATTAAAGGAGCGTATCTTTCAAGTAATATGTTGGGCTATTGGGATATTAACTATCTTGAACGTGATATGACTAAATGGTCTGGTAATTACTTACCAAAAGCCGACATTGTGCTTTACTTGAGTATAAATTATCATATCGGAATACCAGAATGGTTGCCGCGAGTTACCGAGGAAGTGTGCATATTTGAGGACAATTCTAAGAATAGGGATGCAAAGGCAGTATTGGAAAAGATGTTTAGAAAGGTTGAGTACATAGGTGGGACGACTGACCATGCAACTGAAGATAACCCGAAATTAATATATCATTGTTATAAATGAAAATACATTCAAAAGAAATAGTACATTTACCGTGGTCAAGACTTGGTAATTGGAAACAGGAACTGAGAGGGGTGAGAAACTGTATTGCGGTACTTCATGCAGATGAAGCAATAAAGACAGGGATTGGTACTGCGGATATAGAATATATTGTTGAGAATGATATTACATTAGCGATTGAGAATGTTAGGAATACAAAATACAATAACATTGGGTGTACAAAGGATCAGGTTGTGAGGATAATAGATGGATTACCAACCAGTAACTTTGGATTGTGTTATGATACTGCACACGGGAGGATCAACAACGAGGATATATTCGTATGGAGTGATGTGGCGGACAGGATTGCACTATTCCATTTTGCGGACAGTATTGGTGTTAAATGTGGACAACCGATTGGTAGTGGAGAAGTGGATTTTGTAAGGGTATTTGAATTTATGAGAGAACACTACAAGAATCCAATTCCGATAATTTATGAAATAGGCGGATAATGTTGACCAAACAAATTTACAAGCAGTGGTTGTATACAGATAGGTTAAAGGAGTTTGAAAAGGAGCATAATTTTTCAGAACAGACGTTGGGGAAGATTAACGGGAATTTACGGTGTAGGTATTGCAAGGAGGTGGTTGATGAGAAAGACTTTGACAAAACAAGTACGTATTGGTGGCCTTACGTTTGGTATGTGTGTCACAAAGCCTGTAAGGTAGAAGGTGAGAGGGACGAGGCGTATGAGTGTCAAAAGGTAGATGCTGATTGTAATGACTGCAAATACTTTAACAGGGAAGAAGTTAGTTTGAACGGTGATGTATGGACAGGGGTTTGTAGTAAGACTGGTAAAAAAGTCAAGGGATGTCCCAACACAAGTACTGGACACGATTGTTTTGAACATAGAAAGGATAATTTATTATAACAAGTGTATGAAAATAACAATGACCATAGAGGATGAGCAATTTAAGACGTGGGAAAATAGTAAGGGGAATTCAAAGTTAGTTGCAGCGATTGAGTTGGAAGACGATACGGAATGGTGGAAGGATGGTAAAATATTGTGGCAAATGATAGCAGGGATGATTATTGATATATCCGAAAGAGAGGAGAGTTTTGTTCTACCAAAGTTTGTACAAGAGTATAAAGAATTCTTAAAAGGAAAATCATAATAATGAATCGGGAAGTATATATTTGTTATAAATAATTTGTTATAATTTAATCATGAAGTATATATTTGTTATAAATAATTTGTTATAATTTAATCATGAAGATAGCTTTAGTATATGATAAACCGCAGAGCGCTATTCACAGACTTTGTCTGTCGATAATCAAACACAACCCACATTTAGAATTTATTAGTGTTCCGTTACATCCCAAGAGAGCCGATCAAGTACAGATCGACAATGCAAAGAAAGCATTTAAAGAGTGTGATATTTTACATGTTGCTTATTGGAAGTCTGGATTACGCATGAGGGAAGTGGTCAACCCGTTAGAATGGGAGCAGAAGAAGAAGATACTTTGCCACTATAATCCGTATGACGTGGCGTTAACCAGAAAGCGTGCAGGAGACCTTGAGGGGTTGATTGAATGGACTGGTAAAGACGAGGATTCGGTCGCTAAATGGGGAGACATGTTTGATATTGTTATTGTTGGTAATAGTTCAATGTGGGCTGAATACCCAGTTGCAAGACATATTAGTTACGGTATAGATTTAGACTTCTGGACGTACAAGGAAGAGTACACAGAAGAGAAAGTAGTTAACATGGTAGTGGCAAGGATAGAGGGTAAAAAGGGCTGTTTAGAAGTTGCTAAAGCGTGTAAGGAGCTAGGGTATAAGTTTGTTTTAGTAGGCAGGATTTCAAAAAGAGATTATTTCGATGAGGTGGCTAATGTTTACAAGGACGACAAGGTCAAAGGGACTGGTACGTTCGAGTTTAAAGAGAATATTACTGACGAGGAGTTAAAAGACGTCTATCATAGTTCAGCAATACACGTTTGTAATAGTATAGACGCCTTTGAGAGTGGCACCTTACCTTTATTGGAGGCTATGGCCAGTGGTTGCCCTGTATTAACTAGAAACATCGGTCATGTACCAGATGTATGTAACGACTCCATGAGTAATATGGTAGTCCGTAAGGGCGAGCAGAGTGATGTAGAAGACCTTAAAAGGGAACTAAAGGGATTAATGGGTAATATTGCGGTACGCCAGAACATACGTAAAAAAGGGTGGGACACTGTAAAGAATTGGGGTTGTAAGAGAATGGCTTGGAAGTTTGAAAAACTTTACTACGAACTAGTAAGTAGTGGGATGCCGTTTGTTTCTGTGATTATACCTACCAAGGACAAGCCAGACGTATTAGTGAAGTGTCTTTCAAAAATGGTTGTTCAGGATTACTTGCCAATGGAAATAGTTATTGCAGACAGTGGAGACACGCCGTTTGACATTGAGCTTTACAAGAAGTCTGTTATGGACAAAGTAGGAAAAGCTGGTTTGGACTTGAAACTACCGCCTATAAAATACTTACACTTTGACAACAAGGGTGAGTACACGCTTGCAAAGGCTAGGAATCTGGCCGTATTAAGGGCAAGTGGTGACACACTAGTGTTCTGTGACGAGAGAATCGGTGTAGAGCAAAACGCTGTTGGTGAGTTTGTGAAAGCTATATTAACGAATGAAGGTGCTTGGTTCTGGGGTCAGAAGGACGGTTGTGACAAGAGCTTTGTAGAAAACTGGTCTTGTGTAAAACGCAAGGTATTGATAGCCCACGGTATGTTTAACGAGAGTATTTGCAGTACATACGGTTGTATGACACAAGAAATCAGGACACGTATGGAAGGAATGGACTACGGTAAGGTACCTTTTGCTTATGTAGCGAGTGCTAGGGCTAAAGGGCTAGGAAAAGCGACTGGTAGAAAGAAGCGTAGGGCAGAAATTATAGAGTCTAAGGACAAGTTATATAAGTTATACAAACTCTAGTATGAAGAAGATTCTTAATAAGGACGGTATGATAGAAGTCAAAGACCGCCCTAAAGGTTTGAAAGTGCTTGGTGTTGTTTGGCACACCGTACACAATAGGAATTTGGCTATGTTACCATTCTTTGAGGAATACGATTTCATGGTAGAGCCTTGGAGGGGTGGGTTTGCTAGGAGTCAAAGACCTTTCCCAGACAATTGTAAGTACGTAAACACGTTTAAAGCTGGTCATTACGACTTTGCGTTGTTACACTTAGACCAACAGTCATTGTTAATGGAGAGTGACGGCAAGGGTGTTTCAGGGGACAGTAGGGCCAAGAGTAAAACACTCGACGAAATGATAGCAATGGTGAAAAGGGTAGACCCTGATTTGCCGATAGTAATAATTAATCACCACACACCGTTTCATGACACTAGGCCGACACACGAGGTCATAGAGCGATGCAAAAAGAAGGTTGGTGATGCATATATGATTTGTAATAGTTACCAAGCTCAAAAACAATGGGGATTTGGTGATGTTATAACGCATGGGCTGCACGCAGAAGAATGGGGGTTTGACGTTAAAAGGTTTAAGCTTACAGGAGAGTATGTAGTACCAGTTAAAGAACCGAGAGTAGTTATTGTATTGTCTAATGGTGGTATGGAACTCGCTTACAGGAGAGTTTTTGCAAGAGAAGTATGTAAAATACTTGAGGAATACGGTATTGACTGGCAGTGGATTAGTGTTAACAAGAAACAGTTTGGCAATTTCGACGATTACAGAGACTACATGGCAAAAAGTTTAGTACACTTCTTCCCCGCTTGGCAATCGCCTAGACCCCGCTCTCGGACCGAAGGTCAATTGTCGGGGCAATGTATAGTAACAACACCATATCATGACGCAGACACTATTTTTAACAGTGGTAAGTTAGTACAGAAATTCGATATAGACAAGGTTGTTGAAGAACACATAGAATGGAACGAGAACACTAACGGGTTCTTGACTAGTACGGCGGTTAAAAAAGACCCCCGTATGATGGACAATCCACAGACTACGGCTGACTTAATAAGGTACTTATTAGTAGAAAGGCCTGACATAGCCTTAGAAGTGGGCAAAAGGGGTCAGCAGTATGCAAGAGATAATTTTAATGCAGAGGGTTTTGCAAAGCAATGGGAGAAGTTCCTAAAGGACAAAGGGATATGGAAATAGGTATAATGGTTGTGGTGATATTTTTGTTATTGTCACCGATATTAATACCGTTGATATGGTTGCAAGTACTTATATTAAATATTAAGGACAAGAAATGAAAGGAGCAATTTATACAGCAGAAAAGAAGAATGCTAGGACACCTAATTCAGTAGGGTCTAGTCGTATTCGTGGCACGTGGTTAATGAGGTACTGGCCAGAATTGACCGAATACATGATAGGCGGCGAGTACGAGTTTTGTATATTTCAAAAGGCGTGGCACAAACAATTGATTTGTGGTGACGTTGGACTAGAAAACGGTTTTGAAGGTATAAAGATATTTGATAGTTGTGATCCAGACTGGCTAGAAAGGGAGGACGCTTTTGAATTCTACAACGCTTGTGACGCTGTAACGTGTTCTACGAAAGCATTGCAACATTATATTCAGATGTTACTACCTGACAAGATAGTCAAGTACATACCAGACAGGGTTGATTTAGAGGAGCACAAAAATGTTAAGGCTACTCACAGAAAGAAATTGACTGATTTGGTGTGGTTTGGGTACTCGCATAATTTCCACTACATACAAAAGTCGCTACCAGTACTTAAAAAGCACGGCATAAGATTAACGGTGTATTCTGACACGGCCATTCAATTGGGCAATGCGGACGACAGACTGTTTGAGTGGAGGAAGTATGACTATGAAAGACTCCACGACGAATTGATTAGGTTTGACGCTGCGATATTCTCAAGTGAGCGTGAAAAAGTAGACCACAGGGGACGTTTTAAGAGTCCTAACAAGCAAATTACGTGTAAAGCTTTAGGAATACCAGTAATACATAATGAAAAGGAATTGAAGCTAATGATGGATGTTGAGGCGAGGAAGAAAGCGGCCAAGGCAGGGCGTAAGTGGGTAGAAGAAGAAATGGACGTTAAGCAAAGTGTGGTAGAATACAAGAAATTAATCGAGGAGATTAAGAGTGTCAAGTAAAGAAGCAGAAATAAAAAAGATCGCAAGTGAATTGGGTGTGACTAACATACAAATGGAAATAGACAGGAAAGTTAACGAGTTGTCTGGTAAGACTGTGGGTGAAATACAGGAATGGGTGAGAAAGGTTACAGGCGACGGTGAAAAGGCTATATTCTTGGACTTGTGTGTTGCAGTCGCGTTAGGTAATTTAATCAATCCGAACAATGTCAAATGAAGACTTAAAAAAGAACTTAGATAAAATGGCTGCAGACGGGTACTTTCAGGAGGACCTGAAGGTACAGGCCGGAACATTTAGTTTAGAAGACTTCCAGGAAGATAAATTATTAAAAGAGAAGCATGAAAGTAAAAAAGGTAATAGGAAGAAGGGTGCTAATAAAACCAATAAGGGAGGAGTACAAGGGAAAACTGATAGTACCAGAGCAAATAAAAAAAAGACCAAGAAAGGGAAGGATACTAAAGGTGGGACAACTTAGGGACTACGATTTAAAGGTAGGCGACATAGTGCATTACGATAGGTTCACAGAGCAGATTATAGGAGAGGGTGACACACCAGAAATACTTATTAACGAAGGTAATTTAATAGCTATAGAAAATGAGTGATATAACATGGAAGACAGAAACAATCGACGTTAACAAGTTAAAGGGTTTGAAAAACAACCCTAGGTCTGACGTGGACATTGAGTCTCTTAAAAAGGACATAGACTCTGTAGGCAATTTCAAACCGCTAGTAGTAGACCGTGATTACACTGTATTAGGCGGTAACCAACGTATGACTGTGTTAAAAGGAAAGGTCGAGGTGAGTAGGCCAGAGAGAAGATTAACAAAGGAAGAGCGTGACAAGGTAGTCATTCTAGACAATGTACATAGAGGTGGTTTTGACCCTGACATGTTACTAGCAGACTTTAAAGAGGCTGTAGAGAGTCTAGGAATGGACAATCTGTTAGCACAATTAGATACTGAGGATTATTCACTAAAAAATACAGAAGTTGATGTTGATGAAATGGAAGACGAATTAAATTGTACATGCCCTAAATGTGGATTCAAGTTCCAAGACCAAAACTCATAAGTTTCCATATAAATGGTACTTAAAGGATGGCTACCCTGCGAAAGGGATTGAGTATCATGGAAAGAAAGTGTTTAGTACTTTTGCTTGCGGTGGGGGCTCAACAATGGGTTATAAACTAGCTGGGTATGATGTAATAGGGGCAAATGATATTGACCCCAAAATGATGAAAGTATATAAGGAGAATCATGACCCAAGAATGTATTACCTTAATGATATTAGAGATTTTAATAAGTTAATTAAGGAAGGTAAGGTAAATAAAGAGTTGTATGAATTAGATATTTTAGATGGTAGCCCACCATGTAGTACATTTTCAATGGCAGGAAGCAGGGAAAAGGTATGGGGAAAAAAGAAAAGATTTAGGGAAGGTCAGTCGGAACAAGTATTAGATGATCTGTTCTTTTATTTTATAGAGACTGTGGGGCTATTGAAGCCAAAGGTCGTAATAGCCGAGAATGTAAAAGGGTTGATACAAGGCAATGCTAAGGGGTATTTAACAGAGATTGTTAAACAATTAAAAGGATTGGGTTATAAAGTGCAAGTATTTTTGTTGAATGCCGCTAGTATGGGCGTACCGCAAAAGAGGGAAAGAGTGTTTGTGATTGGATATAAAGTAAGTGCAAAGAAATTAAACTTGAGGTTTAATGAAGAGCAAGTTTTATACAAAGAGTTTGACGAAGGTACTGTAAGTAGCTTTAAAATGCCTTCGAAATGCTTTATCCCATATTGGAAAAAGACAAAACCGGGTAGCTCCCTGAGTAAGGTCCACCCAAAAGGTCATTATTTCAATTCTATTAAACTTAGCAAGAATAGGGTCATGAACACAATAGTTAGTCATAGTACTCTTATGCATTACAAGCAATGTCGATTGTTGACTAAAAGGGAGCTGACAATAGCGGGTACATTTCCACTGGATTACGATTTTTTAGATATTAAGTCACAATATCTCATAGGAATGAGTGTACCGCCAGTAATGATGGCACAGATAGCGAATGAAGTATATAATCAATTGTTAAATTAACATAAATAGAGTCTAAATACTATGGCAGCAGCTAAAGGTAATCAGAATGCAAAAGGGAATAAAGGGGGTGGCAGAAAGAGCGCTTACCAAGAGGCCCAAGACGCTTCATTTTTGTGGGACATATTTCTTAACGAGTATTCAGTAGAAGATATAAAGGACAAGCTTAAAAAGGGAAAGTTTAGTGTAAAGGACGTATGGATAAGTAAGTTAGTAGGAGGCAATGAAAGAATGTTGGGTATGTTGGTACAAAAGCTATTTCCTGACAAGATATTAGAGGAGAGTAATGTAAAAGGGAAGATTGAAGTAATTTACAATGACCCTACAAAGGATGGCCCAAGTAAAACTGACGAATGACTTCATAGAATTAAGAAGGGCATTTAACAATCCTGCTAAGTTTGTATCTATAAGCGCTGGAAGGCGTTCAGGAAAGACGTTTGAAGCTTTTGACTGGCTGTATAAGTCATTAATGGTAGGCGGCGCTAGACATGCGCTGTGGGTCGATACACGGCAATCTAATATTGATAAGTATATAGAGCGATATTGTATGGTGAGGTTAGAACCCATATGGAAAGACCAATGTAGGTATGATAGGCAGAAAAAGGTATTGCACATATTAGACAAGTACATAGATTTTGGGTCGGCAGAGAAAGCAGAGAACTTAGAAGGGTTTCAATATGACAGGATACTGATTAACGAGGCTGGTATTGCTTTAAAGAGACCGCAATTGTGGGATAATACCATACAACCTATGACTAAGGGTAAGGAAAACAAAACAAGGATTATAGGGACACCAAAAGGAAGAAACAAATTCTATTTACTTTACAGTATGGGGAACGAGGGACTCGAGGAGTACAAGAGTTTTACTTTTTCAGCGTATGAATCACCATTTTGGGAGAAGGATGAATTAGACAGGATTAAAGCACGAGTGCCTAGTGGTGTGTGGCAACAAGAATATATGGCACAATTCCTTGAGAACAATGCTGGAGTGTTCAAGGGGGTGAGAGAATGTGTAAAGGGACATGGTTTCATTAAAGAGGCTGAGGAAGGAAAGAGCTATGTAATCGGAGTGGACCTAGCAAAACATACGGACTTCACGGTAGTAATAGTTATTGAGACGGGTACTAATAATGTAGTGTTTATGGACAGGTTTAATCAAATAGACTGGGTGTTCCAAAAGAAAAAGATTATAGATATATGGGAAAGGTTTAATAAGTGCCCGATGTTACTAGACAGTACTGGGGTTGGCGATCCTGTGTTTGACGATTTGTATAGAGTAATGGATTATAAAATAGAAGGTTATAAAATAACATCCCCGAGCAAAAAGGAATTGATAGAAGGTCTGAGTTTGGCTATTCAAAGGGGTGACATAGGTTACCCTGGTAATGGGGTATTAATTAGTGAGTTAGAAGCGTACGAATACCAGATAAGTAAATCTGGCGTAGTGAAATACAATGCCCCTGAAGGACTACATGATGATTGTGTTATAGCACTAGCTTTGGCGTGGCAATTGGCTAAACCAGACAATGAAGAGGCCGAGATATACGTTTTCTAGTGTGAATTATAGGACATAGATTGAAACAAGGTAGATTTTTATTCCACCTCGGGAGGGGTGAGCATATTTTGTTGTAGGTACAGCATTCTCATTTTTAGTTATTTTGATGTATTCCCATGTATATAGGGTACTTGACATATTATGCATAACATAGTATAATGATGTTATAAATAATTTAAGCTAAGAAACAATGGTTTTACAGAGATTTAAAAATGAGGATAGTGGTACAGAATATTTGGTTGGTGTTAATGACGAGTGCATTGTACAAAGCGCAGAGATGGTAGAGGATACTGGTGTCGAGTTCTTATCCGCGATTATGATTGCAGCTGTGTTTATTTCGGGATTTGTGTGTGGCAGGATATCGAAGGATTAGTTCTTTCAAAGTACAGTATCAGCCGTCGTGGCAAAGGCGAGGTGGTTGGCAAGTAAAATAAAGCGGGAGCAATGTATTTTCTGTGATGAGCTTGGACAACGACACCATGAGGATTATAAACATCCGTTAGATGTTGTATTCCTTTGTCCTTCACATCATAAGCAATTACATGATGGTACGATCAAACTGTAAATCAGGGACTATTTTAAAGAATAAGTTAAATTTAATGAGAAGAAAGATGACTATTAGTAAGGTTCAAGGCAGTCACGAATTAAACGAAGGGGAGTTAGAAATATTGAGGGAAAAGATACAGGGCGAATGGCTTGTATATGATTATAGGACAGGAAGTTATGAAGGGAGTGGGTTTTGTGTATGGAGGGATGGTGATGATTACTATTATGGTGATATGTCGCATTGTTCGTGTTACGGACCTGTAACAAACCTAACATCTTCTATACCATATGATTATGAACAGATTAAGGAGATTGCCAAGAAATATAACTCAAAGCGTGTGATGGATTATATAGATGAGGATAAACTAAGTAAAAAGTGAGATGAACTTTGAGGGGCATCAGAATGGTAGTATATGGGCATTTATTATAGTTATAGCTATTGTGGTGATAGCTTGGGCCGTAGAGAAAATCTTCGGTGTTTGTATTCTTGGTTCGTGTATTATAAATTAATCAAAGAGTCTAGTGAAAAGAATAGATGTAGGTGAGAACGTAGTGTTGATTGTTATAGTCGTTATGTTCTTTTTAGCAGTGATTTTAATTTAGTAATTGGTGAATGATATACGTTATATCTGATACGCATTTTGGACACCGAAAGCTAGAAGAGTACGAGGATAGGAAGCCTGGTTTTGAGAAGGATATTATTAGGAAGTGGAATAACGTGGTAAAACCGACAGACACAGTGATACATTTAGGGGACTGGTGTTTGGGTAAGTATAAGCATTTGAGTAATTCAAAAACAATCAGTTACTGGAGGGGGAAATTGCAAGGGAATGTGATACTAGTAAGGGGGAACCACGACAGAGAGACCTGTGAATGGTATATGAATCATGAGTTTCAGTTTTGTTGCGACAGGTTCGATATGACTTATCGGGGTAAGAGGTTGTGTTTTACCCATAAGCCGATACCGATAGGGAATTTTGATTACAATATACACGGTCACAGTCATGGTAATGCTCATAGGGACGAAGAGCATTGTGATTTTTACGGAGAAAGGCATATAGAAATATCGATAGAGAAGATGGGGTCAGTAATAAGTTTAAAATCGTTAGTAGAATGATTAGACATGAGTACAGAGTGTTAAGTAAGGTTTTACATATGTAGAGGGAAGATATCCTTTAGTGGACCCACACGTGGGGGCAACCGTAAGAATGGGAAAACAGAGTTTAAGGAGGGTAAAGTGTATATAGATTACACGGATGGTGTCGAGTTGTCTCGGGTAACAACGAAATTATTAGAGGGTGGAATTATTAAGAAGGAGGATAGTAAGAAGTTTGTACCGAAGGGAAGGAGTAAGTCCGATAAGCCTAAGAAGTTTATGATAGATAGATAATTTTAGAGTTAATATCATGCAAATAGTAGAAACAGAGAAGATGCCAATAAAGATGTGGTTAGACGATATAGAGGATGGTGCAATGGAGCAAATCAAGAACATTGCAAACCTTCCTTTTGTGTATAAATGGGTCGCAGTCATGCCGGATTCGCACCAAGGTTACGGAATGCCGATAGGTGGTGTTGTGGCACTGGATAATGTGATCAGTCCGAATATGGTTGGTGTGGACATCGGGTGTGGAATGTGTGCTATAAATACTGGTTTGAAAGAAATTACACAAGATCAGTTAAAGGAGGTTATGGGCGGGGTTAGAGAGGTAGTACCTGTTGGGTTTAACAAACATCAGAAAGGGCAGGACGTAGGATTAATGCCTAGCACTATGTATCCTGGGTTGCCTAGCTGTGGTGTGGTGGTTAAAATGGAATATGAAAACGCAATGAGATCCTTGGGGACTTTGGGTGGAGGTAATCATTTTATAGAGATACAAAAAAGTGAGTTTGGTCATATTTGGATAATGATTCACTCAGGAAGTAGGAATCTTGGTAAAAAGGTGTGTGATTATTACAATGATATCGCTAAAGACTTGAATAAAAAGTACTATACTCCAAACGTTATAGAGCAAGACTTGGCATTTTTACCGGTAGAGACAGAAATAGGACAAGCATATATTAAGGAAATGCAGTATTGTGTAGACTTTGCATTCTCTAATAGGAAATTAATGATGGAAAGAGTTGTTGCTGTTTTCAATCAGGTTATGGATGGTGAAGTTGGGACTTCTGAGATGATTAATATTGCACATAATTATGCAAGTTTAGAGAATCATATGGGTAAAAACGTTTGGGTGCATAGAAAGGGTGCCACGAGCGCTAAGAAGGGTGAGATGGGGATCATTCCTGGTTCTATGGGTACCAAGTCATATATTGTAGAAGGTCTTGGTAGTCGTGAGTCATTCATGAGTTGTTCACACGGGGCAGGGAGGAAAATGAGTAGGTCTCAAGCGAGTAGAGAATTGACGTTAGAAGAGGCAGATAAGGCAATGGATGGGATTATCTATGGTAGGTGGGGTAAGACCCGAAAGGGAGGACTAGACTTTGGTGAAGCACCTCAGGCATACAAGGACATTTCCAAGGTAATGGAAAATCAGAAAGATCTTGTTAAGCCGATTGTAGAACTCACCCCGTTGGCTGTGATCAAAGGTTAATGGTGACTGTTTAAACCTACTTGACATATTATTATATATACTGTATAATGTAATGTATTAAGAATGTGGTTTAAATAAATTTTAGCTTTATACAATATGTGGGAGTTTATACTATTTGTTATGTTAGGAAGTAAGGTAAGTCTTTCTGGAGTCCAAGGTGGTGTACCTAAGCAGGTCGCACAGACTCCTGTAGTGGCTCTAAACGAGTGGGATACTGATTGGGGGGATAAATACTTACCTGCGCCAGAAGAAACGCCTGTAGAGCTCATTGAGGGGTCTGAGGATTGGAATTCAGAATGGGGAGACGAGTATTTACCAGACGTAAGTGAGACGCCTGTAGAGACTGACGAAAATTGTCCGTTAGGGATAGTGGTTTGGTCATGGGACGGTGAGTTAGACGTAGAGTCTGATCCTATTGAGTGTATGTATAAGTAAATTATTAGTTAGATGGTATGGGTAAATATGAAAAAATATGGGTAATTAGTGATATTCACGGTTGTTACAGGCCATTGGAAGAGCTTTTAAAGAAACTCCCGATTAAAAAGGAGCACCAAGTTGTCTTTTTGGGTGATTATATTGACCGTGGGCCAGATTCAAAGAGAGTTATAGAGAATATTAGGAAATTGTTGTCTGGGATCGGAATATTTCTTAATAGGTAAGGTTAATATTTAATAGTAGCCGGTTGCTGACCAAGCTCGCCGGCTACTATCAGGTATTAAGGTACTTGAGTGGCTTGGAAGGGGATATGTTTAAGGGTCACATCCTTTTAGGCGTGTCGAAAGACAAGCGGAGATCCTGAGCTGGGAACCTCATTGACGTTCGCACTGGCTTAAAGATACAGGTGGTTCGAACACCTTAAAAAGAGTTGCAATTTAGTTAGGTAGAGCTCGAGAGCTTTTGTTTAAAGCTCGACACTTGAAAATAATGTTTGTGTTCTCTCTGTAGCGGAGAGCCGTATTCCTATTTCTGATAACCTAGCTGTATAGGTTTATGTATTAGGTAAGTATATAAAATAATACTAAGTAAGATGTTAGAATATCACATAGATGGTGGATGCAAGGGCAACGGTAGGGCGGATGCTACTGGTGTTTGTGTAGTTACGGACCAGTATGGTAATTTGGTATTAGAGGCCCCTTTAGAGGCAGGCAAAAAGAGTGGTAAATTGACATTTGACCGCATTACAAACAACATAGCCGAGTACGAAACACTGAGATTGTTATTATTAAGAATAAGTAAGGTCGAAGAAGACGTTAAAGTGTATTCCGACAGTGAGTTGTTAGTACATTGTGCAAACCTAGAGTGGAAGTGTAGTAACGGTGATTTAGCGATTATACTTATGTGGGTGTTATTTTTACTAGACAAAAGGAAGGGAAATTTTGAATTGGTGTGGGTGCCTAGGGAGAAGAACCTCGCAGGTATTTACATAGAAGACAAGTACAGTATTTAGGCGGGTTGCCATACGATTGACTTTAGGAGTTCCAGAGTATAAAATGTAATACCTCACTAAAATCAGTCCTCAAGAAACAATAATTAATTTAGATTATTGTATTATGGCGAAGAAAAGCGACGTTAAGTTGGATATTGTTGAATTCCCACAACCACCAGCACAAAAAGCAGAAGATTACTTAAAAGCATACAGAGGTTGGGTTTACTCAGCAGTGAGTTTAATTGCTAAGAACGCTTCCACAGTTCCTATAAAACTGTACAAACGTACTGGTACTGGTGCTACAGAGACTATAGAACAAGTTTACGACCACCCAGCATTAACGACATTAGAATTCGTCAACGACATGCAGACTGGACAACAGTTAGCAGAAATAACATTCACTTATTTAGACTTGGTTGGTGAAGCCGTTTGGGTATTGCTCAAAAATGGTGACACGATTACAAGTATTATTCCCTTAAGGCCTGATTGGATAGACGTGGTGCCTGACGGCAGTGGCGGTGTTAAGGAATACATTTTCAGACCTAGTGGTGGTGGTGACACCGTGCGTTTAGACGCGGACTGTGTCATATTTTTCAGGAATTTTGACCCAACCAACCTTTACAGAGGGCTTGGTGTGGTACGTGCAATGGCTACGGATATAGATATAGACGACTTTTCAGACGCATACAACAGGAACTTCTTTTTTAACAGTGCAATGCCGTCTATGATTATATCTACCGACAAGAAACTTGGTAAAGAGGGCGCTAAAAGGTTCATACAAAGCTTACAACAAGGCCACGGTGGCACTAGAAACGCCCACAAAGTAGCATTCATGGAGAAAGGTAGTGTTAAAGTAGACTTATTGTCTGCTAACATGCAGGAATTAGACTTTCAACAGAGTAAAGAGCGATTAATGGAAAAGATTTTGGGCGGGTTTCACTTGAGTAAGGCTAATATAGGACTTACTGACAACGTGAACCTTGCTAATGCTCGGGCTCAAGAAACTCGGTTCATGAAACTGGTTGTTAAACCAAGACTTGTGAGTTACGTAGGGTTTTTAAACGAGTTTTACTTGCCAAAGTTTGAAGGTACGGAAGATATGTTCTTCAATTTTGAAGACCCAGTACCAGAAGACACAAAGGCTAAACTGGAAATGGTTAGAGTTATGTCTCAAGAAGGCATACTGACTACTAACGAAATACGAGCAGAATATGGGCGTGAACCACTTGATGGTGGGGACGCTATTTACAAACAAGTGAATTTAGTACCAACTATTGGTGACGTGGACTCTAGTATAGATCCAAGTGAGGATGTGGATGAAAATGACGATGATGACAAAGATGATAACAAGGATGATGATAAGGACGACAAAGGTTTTAAGGGATTGTTAAAGAGAGTATTTAAAAAGAAGGTTAAGCAACAGACAATTATGGTTGTTATGAGAAAGAAGCCGGTAGACGCTAATAGGAAAAAGACTAGAGAGGATTTCAAGTTTGGTGCGCCAGTGCGACCAAGGAACCCTAAGCAAGTGCAATTAGAAGGGCTTTACAAGGCCGTTTCGCACGAACTTAAGGTTGCAGTAACAGAAATGATGAGAACGGCCAGAAAGGACCCAGAAGACGTGATAAACGAACAGGCTAAGGATATGTACTGGAAGGAGTTTGTGACCCGTACAGACATACAAGAGGACGCCATGCAGGTTGTTTTGAGACAGTTGGCTAACCAGCAAGAGAAAGCGGTTATAGCTAATGCAAAGAAACTTGCTAGTAGTATTAACAGCGGTACGCAGAACAGGCCACAGGCGTTTGCGTTTAGCATGAGAAGTGAGAACAAGAAGTGGAAAGAGCAAATTAGACCGTTCTTGGCAAAGATTATTAAAAAGAGGGGTAACCAAGTACTTACAGAATTGAGTGAAAAGAGTGTGAAGGAAGTGGACTTGTTTGATATGGCAGCAGATGAGGTGGAGGAGTACTTGGCTAAACTGGGAGTTGAATTTGTCAGTCAAGTTAATGAGTATACTAGAGAACAATTACTAAGAACGATTAGCGAGGGGTTAAGGGAGAATGAAACCGTACAAGACATTATTAACAGGATTACTGCCGTGTACGCAGGACTTAGAGGTTACCGTGCAGAGAGGATAGCAAGGACTCAGGTTTTACAGTCTAATAACTTTGCTACCTTAGAGTCTTACGGTCAGTCTGGTGTTGTAGCCGCTAAAGAGTGGCTGACTGCTGGCGACGAGAAGGTTAGAGAGGCTCATGTAGCTGCAGACGGGCAAGTGGTGTTAATAAACGACTCATTTGACGTGGGTGGTGAGAAATTAATGTATCCACAAGACCCAAATGGTAGTCCAGAAAATATCATCCAATGCCGTTGTACTATGTTACCTGTAACAACAGCACAATTCAGTGCGCAGGAGGAAATGAGGAGGAAGGAGAAACAACAAACTATAAGGGAGGTTTCTAGTAAGGTTTTGGACAGGGTTATTGACGAAGAATTGAAATTTGGGGTTGAGAACGTTGAAAAACTTAAAAGCAGGGAGCAGGAATTGATGCAGAAACAGAACGAAGTTGTTAAAGAGACCGTGGACAGAGTGGAAGAAGTCATTGAGAGAGGCAAAAAGGTTAAGGAAAGAGAGGCAAAGAATGAAGAAGTTGAGTTAAAGGCTATTGTAGAGGGTGAAATAGAGGACAAACAGGATGAAGCAGACCAGATTGACGGAATTATTAAGGAAAAGCGCAAGGATTTGGACGGTATTGGTGAGGAAAGAGAGGCTATACTAGACAAAGCTCACACGGACGCAGAAGTTGTTAGAGATAGAAACAACAAGGAGTTGGTAAAGAAGCTTGCTAAGGGTGATAAGTCGCTCAAGGACATGAAAGAGAAGTTTAAAAAGAAGGTTGAGGAGAAAAAGGAAGAGGTTAAGAAGGTGGACGGAGTACTTAAGGAGAAAGAAAGAGACCTTGAGAGAATAGACAAGAAAAAAGAGGCTGCTTTGGACGAGGTTTTGACTGAAGCTGACAAATTAAGAGAGAAAAAAGCAAAGGGACTTGAGTTAGAGGTTGCAGAGGGTGAGGAATCACTCAAGGCAATAGACAACAAGTTCAAAGGCAAGAGGGAAAAGGTCAAGGAATTGGAAGCGCAGGAGAAGGGTTTAAAGGCGTCTATTAAAGAAGCACAGGCAAAGGTGACTGATATGATAGAGAAGGGCAAATCTAAAGCTAAAACCTACTTAGAGGGCGCTAGAAAGAAGATTAAATTATTAAGAGACAAGATTGATGACGCAAGTAACAAAGGAGATTAAAGAGAAGGTTCTCCGAGAAGTAAGAAAGGACGAGCTTGAGACAGACAAAGAGTTAGAGGAATTGCTTTCTAGGAAGTCTAAAATGTTTGATTTACTCAAGAGGATTATTGTGGCGGTTAAGAAAATCAAGTTAGTGCCACAGGAGGAAATGAATGTGTGGGTGCGTAACCCGCAAAAGGCTCAGAAAGAGATTAAAGTGAGTAATTTAAAAGACATTGAGCCTGTAAAAGAAGTGAAGGTGAGTAACCTTTCCGAGGTGAAGTACCCAGAGAGTGTGAAAGTAGTTGGTATGGAGGAATTGATTAAGACTGTAACTGAGCAAAACGATTTGATTAAGAAAATGAATGCAGAATTAAGGAACGTTAAGAATAAACTTGATAAGAAGTAGATGGTTGACGACATAAAAAAGGAATTAGACGAGTTCATTGGGGACGACACAGTCCAAGCCCTTAAGGGTGTTATTAAAACAATCAAGGAAAACGGTGTAGACAATGTTGCCTTGAATGAGCTTGTTAAATATGAGGAACGGCTAGTCAAGGACAATATAGATGTTAAGAGTTTGTTAATAGAATTGGTCGAGTGGGCGGACAAGTTTAAAGTGGACGTGCCTAAAGAGTTTGAAGTCACGGTTAAAAACCAATTAGAATTGCCAGAATACCCTAAAGAAATGAAGGTGTCTAATTTAAAGGACATTAAAATACCAGAAGTAAGAATCCCTAAGCCTGTAGACACGGTAGGGATTAAGGAAAGTAAATGGTTAGGGAATTCGTTAGGTACTATTGTGAAAACGATTGGTAGTGTAACAAAACAAGTTACTGAAAGCTTGTTTAGGGCTAGAATTGTAGGTAATAGTAGTCCTGCACAAGCCATTGCGGTGCGAATGGTTACTAAGGACGGTAAGAAGTTCACGGAAGGTGGTGGTGGGACGATTATAACTGGAAATAGAAATCCTGGGTTGGTACCGTTTAAGACTGCGGCAAGGGTTAGTAAAGAGGCACTAATAGACGACGATAGGCATTTACAAGTAGACGTATTAACAGCACCACAACCCTCTTCTGCAACGAATTTTGAGGGTGGGCCAGTTACGGTTGGGACTGCGGCGGTAGAAATAACATTTACTGGTGTAACTCAGTCTATACAAATAGAATCAGATGTGGATAATACTGGGTATATTTACATAGGTAAGAGCAATGTAACAAACGCTGGTGCTAATGCTATGTCAAAGTTAGAACCCGGGGCATCAATAGCTATGAGCCTAAATGACGCTAGTGCGGCTGTTTATGCAGTGAGTGACACAGCTGGGCAAACTATTTATAAATTGGCAACAATATAATGATACGAAAAGAACACTCCTCGACATATAAAAACTTCATACAGCTTAATACTAGCTACGCCGGGCTTACTCCTGAGGGTAGAAACAATTGGAATACTGACGAGGGAGTACCAGAATGGGGATTGGGTGGTGGTAATGTTGTGTGGCAGGGACCACTTGAAGATTTAGTAAAAGTAGTTAATAAAACGGGTTCAGATTTGGTCAATGGTAGGGTTGTATATATTAACGGGGCGCAAGGTAATAGAGCAACCGCAGCTTATGCAGATAACACGGACACAGACACTATTTTCGTAGCCGGTATTCTTACAGAAACCATAGCTAACAACGGAAACGGGTATGTTGCTACGTCTGGCAGAATTCGAGATTTGAATACAACAGGCTCGTTAGTCGGTGAGACCTGGGCTGATGGACAGAACTTGTATTTATCAACTAGTGGTAATTTGACCAATGTTCACCCTTCAAACCCAGCTCATGCAGTAATTATAGTGTGTTCTGTAGAGCGAGCACATGCAACTGAAGGTGTGCTTCTATTAACTACTGTTTATTCTTTTACTTTAGGAAATAACTACAACGGAACTTTAAGGCAATCAATTATAAACAAGAGTACAGGCAATGCAGCGGGGCCTAGTTTTACAGTAGTTAATGATCAGGGGTATAGGGCTTCACTTAGTATTTTTGGTGACAGTCATGCCACACTACCTAATATTGCGGGATTGTACAATGAAGGCTATGGAGAAACCGCTTATGTAACCGATGGTAATAAAGACCATGTTTGGCATAACGACCCAACGGACTCGCACGATTTTAGTGCGTTAAGCTATGAAACAATGAGGTTGTCTGTTACTGGGGATTTAACTAATCCGGGTTACACTTCAAATAAAAACTTCACAGACTCGTCTCATTACACTGGGTTCCCAAACAGAGCAGACACTTCTCTTAGTTGGGACGATGGAACTTACACATTAACACTAATAGCTTCGGCGGACGATATTTGGATTAATGGGGTGGCTTATGAAATCGACACATTAACTAAGCAATTATCAGTAGCTCAAGAAGCGGCTACCAGTATGTATTGGTTTTGGATAACTGCTCCTGGCGGAGTACCACAATTAAATTGTAGCGATACATTCCCTGGGTTTGACGTTTGTTTGACTGCGGAAATATATTGGAACACTACAACATCGGAGGGCCCTTTAGTCGATGAAAGACATTGGTTTGGTAGAGACCATTGGAATCATGAGTATTTACATGAAACGTTTGGTGCTAGGTATGCTGAAGGACTTGCAGGAACTTTTGATAACACAAGTTTGACTATAGAGGCAGGTGAGTTTTATGACGAAGATATTGAACACGAAACGGTGCAAGAAACTACAGCTAAAGTCTTTTATCACAATGGTGATGCTGATTGGGCATGGGATGTACTGAGTACTCCATATAAAGTAGTTAATCCAGGTGTAGATGATACGCTTTACTACAACAATGGAAATGCTTTGGCAACTGTAAATAAGAATAGACATACATGCTCATGGGTTTATATCTCTGGTGATGAAGATAATTCTGTTCATATTTATATAGATGATGCTCAATATACAAACAAAGCATCTGCTAGAGCAGCTACACCACCACCAAGAGGATCCTTAACAAGTCCAGAAGACAAATTTATTTATAAAATTATATATAAAAACAAAGGTGGAACGCCAACTTATATTGAAGACGACGACTTTAGGGTGTCTGCGGAATCCCCTAGCGGTGTAACTACTGACCATGGTTCTTTAGCTGGTCTTACAGACGACGACCATGACCAGTACGCTTTATTAGCTGGTAGGGCTGGTGGTCAGACACTAATAGGTGGTACAGACTCAGGGGACGATTTAACATTGCAAAGCACGAGTAACGCTACTAAAGGGAGTATATTTCTTGGAGTGAATTCGGTTTATGACGAGGTTAACGACAGGTTAGGTATTAATACACTTGCCCCAGAAGCGGCTTTAGAAGTGAAAACCCCAACTACTACGTTGAGGAACATTATTATCCGTAGGATAGATTCACAGACGGCGGATTGTTTAGAAGTCCAGACCGAAGCAGACGTAGGATTGTTTACAATAGACAAATCTGGTTATGTGGTTATTGGTGACGGTGGTGCAGACGGACTTTTGAGGCTTAGAACAAGTTCAGGTTTTGGTAAACAAGCTCTTTCTATAGACCAGAATGACGCAGACAAAGCTTTTATAGATTTTCAGGGTACGAGTGCAGCGAGTGTGGCCAATAACATAACTACTTGGACTACTGGCAACAGTATACAAGGGTTCATTAGGCAGGAGGTAAACGGTGCAGTAGTTTGGATGCCTTACTACGACGCACCAACAAGTTAAATTTATTATTAGTAAAATGGCAATAGACATAATAGGGCACTTAAATACAGAGAGCACTCTGACAGCACAAGAAAAGGTTCGTATGTTGGGCGACTTTTGTACAAGTCATGGGTACCTAGAAGAGATTTCAGAAGATGGGGATGACGTAGTGGAGAACCCAGTCAGTAAGAAGGAGTTTGCAAACAGGGTGATCATAGAGTACATTAAGAGGAAGGTAGAAAAGGAGAGAAGAAAAGTTGTAAATGCTGCGAACGTGATAGAGGAATTAATTTTAGAGTAGAGTAAAATGAACGTACAAGAAGCACTTCGGATCATAGACAAGGTTTTAGCTAACGTTAAAGGGACTAGGATGGACCATCAGAGACTGACAGAAGCAGTCCAAGTATTAAGGTTAGAAATAGCAAAAGCAAAGAAAATAGAAACAGAACTAAAGAAGGATATAAAAAAGAAATAACATTAATAGGAATAGTATGGTTGAATTTCGTTGTAAAAAATGTAATAGGAAGTTGGGTATGGAGCACATCATAGAGGGTGAACTAGAAGTGCGGTGCCCAAGGTGTAAAACGTACAATACTCTGCGTTCTGGAAGGACAAGTAGAGTGATTGACACGTTCAGGCCGAAAATATATAATAAGGACGAGAAAATTAATAAGTCCCTTTGAGGATGGTAAGTTGAGGCTTTTATATGCCCGAATAGATTATGTCTAACGACGTAGTTTGTTCGGGCATTTTTGTTTTAAATTTAATATAAGATAAAGATGTCAAAAATCAGTAAAGTAGACGCGGCAGAGGGTTATCACAGATTATCCAATCCAAAATTCAAGGGGGAAGTAGAGAAATTAGAGCGTAAAACACTCGATTCTAAGCTTGGGATTAAGGGTTTATACTCTCCAGAGAAGAATATGATTAAGACTTATTTGTTTGACAATACCGCTTGGACGAAAGACGAGGCTAAAGAGTGGGTTGGAGAACATGCAGTACAAGGAAAGGGGCTAAAAACAACGGCTACTATTGTGAGAAGTAAGGAAGGTATGTTGGCCATTGCGTCAGACTCTTCTGAGGACAGGGACGGTGAAGTTATTGATATAGAGGGTTGGGACTTAAAAGCGTTTAAAAAGAATCCTGTATTACTTTGGTTGCACAATCGTGCACAAGGCCATAACGGGTTGCCAATCGGTAAAGCAGAGAAGATTGGTTATAAAATGATAGACGGTAAGAAACGACTAGTGTTTGAGCCAGTATTCGACAATTCTACAGCATTTAATAGGACTGTAAAGAAAATGGCAGAGGAATTAGGGTTGCTTAATACGTTTTCAGTAGGGTTTTTACCAAAGGAAATGGAAGGCAATAAATTCACGAAACAAATGTTACTCGAGATTAGTCTTGTTCCAGTGCCATCAAATAGTAACGCAGAATTCATTCAAAGAGCAAAGGACTTTGGTGTTACAAGAGAAGACGCTATTAAATTCGTAGAAATAAAAGCAGTCGTGCCTTACAGAGCTTATGTACCAGCAGCAGAATCAAGAGGTTGGGACTCTGGTGCAGCAATCGGTGGTGTAAGAGGCTGGGCAGGAGGTCCAGACAAAGAAGAAATTGATTTTAACCAGTATAAAGAAGCATTTACATGGTATGACGTACAGGATGAAAAGAAATTCGGTGCGTACAAGCTTCCACACCACGAGGTGGTTGGAGACGAGTTAGTAACTAACTGGAAAGGTGTGGTATCTGCTATGGCTGCATTACTAGGCGCTAGAGGCGGTGTAGACGTACCAGAGGGCGATAGAAAGGGTATTTACAACCACTTGGCTAAGCACTACAAGCAATTTGACAAAGTGTCGCCTGAATTCAAGTTAGTTGAAACACAAGAATTAAAGGACGTGTTTGAATATCTGGACGAGGTGTCACAAAAGGAAGGAATGAAGGAATTGAGAAAGATTACTAATAAAACGTTAGCGGTTATTTGTAAGGTTAAAAAGGAGCAAGTAAAGGAAAAGGAAAAACTTAATACAATTGACAGCAAACTTACCAAAGCCCGAGTTATTAAATCACTTGGTGAGTATGTTAAAGGGAAGGAAACTTCCAAGTAGGTAATTAATTTTTAGTTTTATTTATTATGAAGGAGATAGACAAAAGTTTAATAGAAGAAATAGTAAAAGAGCAGTTAGAGGCTAAAGAGTCTGTTGAAGCAGAAAGTAAGTCGAAGGAAACTGTTGAGGAAAGTAAAGTTGAAGTTAATGTGCCAGCAGATGAGATCATGCAAGAAGTTGCAAAGAACATTGTTGACGCTATTAAAGGTCAGCTAGGCGGTGACTCTGAAGATGCAAAGTATCTTAAGGGACAACTTTATAGCCGCGAGGAAGGACTCAAAGCAGTGAAATACCCTTCGATGAAAGAGTTGAACAATCTGGACGACAATGAAAAGATTGCTGTTTACTTCAAAGCACTCTTCAGTAAGAACAAGACTGCAGAGGACAACGCGATACTTAAGGGGTTGTCAGAAGGTACTGCTGGAGACGGTGGTAACTTGGTTCCTGTTCCATTAAGAGCAGAGATCATTAGGTTAATGGGTGATAGGTCAGTTATGCGAGGACTCGCTACGATACTACCAATGACTTCACAGACATTGGAGATCCCAACATTGGCTAACAACGGTTACGCTAACTGGATTCCAGAGCGTGTAGTGAAAACAACTACATCAGCTGAATTTGGAAAAGTTACATTGACTGCGCAAAAGTTGGTTGCAAGAATCTTAATTTCAGAAGAGCTTAATGACGACTCTATTGTCGCTTTGGTTCCATGGATTACTCAACAGTTTGCTGAGTATATTGCTACGGCAGAAGACAGAGCATTTTTCACTGGTACTGGTGTAAACCAACCACGAGGAATATCTATAGAGGCTATTACGCAACGTGCAACTGGTGGTGTGCTTGACTTTGATGAAGTGAATTATCTTTACCGATTAGTTCGTCAGTCAGTCAGAAACTCACCTAAAGCAGCATTTATTGCTCATGGAAGCGTTATTGCTAAACTTGAAAGAATCAAGGACACTGACGGTGGATATATTTGGAGACGTGGACTAGGTAGAACAGCAGGTCAAACTGAGGTGTTACCAGACACTATCTGGGGACGTCCTATCTATGAACAAAACGACTTGAGTCAAAGCGAACTCTATTTCGGTGATTGGAGTAAGTATTATATTGGTGATCGTAAGAAACTATACATACGACAAACTGATACTACTGAAACGTCATGGACAGAAGACGCAATTGACATTAAGGCTGTTGAACGAGTGGATGGAAGAGCAGGTTTGCTTGGAGCATTTGCTAAGTTGACAGGTATATAGTTTTTTGAGGGCTGGGTACTAGTGAGGGCTTTGTACTCAGCACTTAATAAATTAAATTTAGTCTTTTTAAGACATGAAGAGAGTAGAGTTTTTAAAGGATCATAGAGAGCATAAGGTAGGAGACATTGTAGAGGTGGCTAACAATGATTGTTTTTACCTAGAGCAAGAAGGTGTTGCTGTTTGGTTGGACAGGCCAGAGATAAAGGAAGTGAAGGTTGTGGAAAAGGCAGTTAAAAAGGTTGTAAAGAAAGTAGTAAACAAGGTAGCAAAGAAGGTAGTAAAGAAAACAGTACGTAAAAGAAAGACTAAGGAAATGACGGCAGGTAAAAAGAAAGGTTATAAAACTAAGTAAGTTAATTAGGTACTGAAGAATGGCAATAGTTAGCGGGGCACTCACAACTGTGGACAGAACGAAAAGCTATTTAGGACTTGGCACATTAACAGATACAGAAACAAGTGTAATGGAAATGTTGATAAACGCTGTTACTGCGTATGTGGAAGACTATACCGGCAGGACGTTCATGAAGACTGCATACAGTAACGAGGTTTATGACGGTCCTTATGATTACAGGATTGTACTCAACAATTACCCTGTGTTTGAGGACGAGACATTTACTTTCCAGAAGAGAGACGCCGGTGGTAATAGTGATGATTGGAGTACGATTGACGCAAGCGACTATTTTGTGGACTGGAACGAGGGTGTGATTGAAGCAGCAGGTAGGGCGAAGCTTATACTGGACGTGAACAAGTACAGAGTTACTTATACAGCTGGTTATGACTACGACAATATAACTACTTTCCTGGGTAATACAAAGGCAGGGGACTTGGAACTAGCGGCAATGGATATGATAGCGGCAAGGTGGTTTAGTAGAAAAGGTAGTCCAAACATTAAGGGTGAGAGGTTGGGGGATTATTCAGTCACTTACGGTAGGTCTGATTCAGTTGGTGCTTTTATGAAGACTGGTGACGGAACGTCGATATCAATGGTTGAGTCGATACTGGACAAGTACGCAAGGTTTGAGATTACTTCAGCTTTAACTCCAAAGAACACATGAGCATAAAAAGTTTTTTTGGAAAAACTGTAATAGTACTAAGACTGAAAGCGGTTAGTGGTAACCGCAGGTCTATGACGACCACAGCGACTGTAGACGGTGCGATTCAGGAAATGGACAAGCAAAGTAGGACTGAAATAGGTTTAGTACAAGACAGGGCGTGGCAGGCGTACTTTGATATTACAGACGAAAACAATGTAAAGGAAGGGGACCTAATAGTGGATGAGGACGGCATGAGGTACAAAGTGAGTGAGGTGACTAAAAAGGATTACGGTATTAATCAGCATTTAGACGTAATTTTAATTGAATATAGTGATGGCTAAAAAGGGGGCGATACAAATTGAAATAAAGGGGCAGCGGAAACTGAACAAGCTTGCTAGGAACGCTAGTAAAGTAAACGTAAAGAGCGACTTAGGCAAAGCGTTGCGATTGGTCGGATTTACAGCGGAAAGAGGAATAAAAAAGGCAATTACTACTGAACCTACAAGGGCTATAGATACGGGGCTTATGAGGGCGTCTGTGAGGTTGACTAGCATAAGTGAAGACGAAGTGCACGTTGGGCCGAATGTATATTACGCTATATTTGTACATGAAGGTACAAGACTCATGAGAAGGTCAAGGCCGTTCATACCGCATGGTGTGTTCTTAGTAAGTAAAGACATAGACCGTATTATGTTTAAGACTGGGCAGAAACTATCAATTAAATTATTAGTAGGTGTTTAATGGGAGCTTGGGTAACATTGGGTTCACAGGTTTACAATTTAATAAATGATAATGCTACCGAATTGGGATTACAGGAAGTGTACGAAAATCCTAAATTAGAGTTTAGTGGTTATCCAGCGTGTTCTATATTCCCTAGCGACGTACCGAGTGATTATGAGACTACGACAGAGAACCAGAGGGATTACGTTTTTAAACTAAGAATATTCGACGAGCAGAAAAAACAGGGTTTAGGTAATGCTGTGGCAAGCCTGAAAGCTGTTTCCGATGCTGTCATGGACAAGGTTGATGAGGACAATCAGGACCGATCTACGAATAAAGTTATTGGGATTGATATGCCAGTAAATTATATATTTATAAACATTTTCGCTGTGCCGGGAGTTTGGGGGCAGGCCGAAGATGAAGGGTTAGTATTTACGGAGCTAACTGTAATGGTAAGAGTGTCTTTTGACGCAAGCTAAAGCAAGTTAAATTTTTAAAAAAGTAAAATGGCAAAATATTCAGGCAGATTAGTAGACCTTGGGGTCGGAGTAGAGGCTGTTAGGGGGACTGCGGTAGACGCTACATTTTGGTTACCTAAGCAGGATTTCTCTTTCGACGACAAAGTAAATAAATTCAGAGTAACTTCTAGTGTTGGGTCACTAGCGGACTCTGAGCAAGCCCACGTGCTAACGAAATGGGGAGAGGGTGATGTAAGTGGCGAGGTTAGAGACGAGTCCATAGGTGTGTTTTTGAAGTCCCTTATGGGGACACTGAATACGACTGGACCTGCCGACAGTGCCTATACACACGTATTCACGCTGGGTAACAGTGTGTCTCACCCTAGTTTGACATTTGTTGTAAAGGACCCAAACACAACGGAGTCTTACGCATTGGTCATGCTAAGTTCTATAGAGTTTTCACAAGATCTGGACGGAGTGCTGAATTACACAGCGTCATTTATTGGTAAAACGTCTGTAGGTGCGAGTGCAACAACTGCTTATACAGGGGAAAGCAAGTTCACAAAGCGACACACAGAGTTCAAGGTTGCAGGTAGTACTTCGGGATTGGCAGCAGCAAGTGCTATAAGTATTAAGAGTTTAACGTTAACAATAGCGCAGAACGTGTTGCCAGACAATGTGTTAGGAACGGCAGAACCGGAGGATTTTAATAACACGAACATGAGTGTTGAGGGAAGTGTTACATTGAACTATACGGACGAGACTTGGAAGAATTACATGAGGAACAATACGTATCGTGCTATGAACCTAAAGTGGACTAACACAGAGATCAGTATTGGTGCGGGTTCTACAAACCCTAGTATTCAATTCCAAATGCCAAAGGTAGACTTCTTTGAATGGGAGCCAAATTATGCACTGGACGAGATTGTGAGTCAGTCTATTTCTTTCAAGGCAAACAAAGACATATCAACAAGTACAGAATTAATTACAATCACGTTGGTGAATGGTAATACAGGTGGTAATTATTAAATAAATTTATAGCCCTCAATTATGAGTTTTATATTAAATAAAACGTTAGAATTAAGTAGTTATGGTGACGAGTGGAAAGGTTGTTTTATTACATTAAGAGAACCGACCGTAGAAGAGATGCAGACAATGAACAAGGATGAAGACGATGTAGAGGACAGTGTGGAGAGCGTTAAGAAGTTAGTACAAAAGTGCTTTGTGTCTGGGAAGGGGTTCAATGGCAAAGAAATTGTAGAAATTAAAGATGTGTCAAAGTTGCCTTATTCAATTTATAAGGCATGTGTCGATTTTTTATTATCAGGACAACCGACCTCGAAGGTAGATACAAAAGAGTAGTAGCAGACGTAGTTTTAGGACTACCAAGTGATGACGGAGAGAAAGGAATGAGGTCCGAAGTAGAAGATTATGTTGGGCAAATGGTCTACAGGGAGAGGTTTGGTTTGAGTTGGGAAGAATTCAAGCAAGAGCCATACAGAGTGTACAAAATGAATACTATGATAGATACAATAGTTAAACAGAACAGAAAGAATGGCAACAGACACAAGAAACATTAATTTAGTCATATCCGCAAAGGATAAGGCTACTGCGGCACTGAAAAGACTCGGTGCTGAGGTTGGGCTTTTGGGTATAAGTCTGGCTGCTCTTGGTGCGGCCGGTTTAAAACTAGGTGAAGACGCTGCTAGGGGTTTAGACCTACAAAGAGGGTTCATGAGAAGTTTCGGGAAAGATGTTAAGGGGAATCTTGACTCACTAAGAGAGTCTTCAAAGGGTACGATTTCAGATATAGAACTAATGGCCAGTTCAAATAGGGCTTCGCTGCTTGGAGTGACAAGCAGTATAGATGAACTAAACGCTATTATGGCTGCATCGAGAGTGCTTGGTAAAGACATGGGTATATCCATGACACAGGCTTTTGACAATATTGTAACTGGTGTTGGTAGGGGCAGTCCTTTGATATTGGATAACCTAGGAGTATTGATACCGGATGCTGTTAAGGAGTCGATTAAGCAGTTCGACGAAGCGACCCAAAAGCAATTAGTCATGCAGGAAGTTGTTAAACAGGGATCTAGTCTTTTACAGCAGTATGGCGGTGATACGGTAACGGCTGCGGATAAGATAGCACAAATGAAAGTGTCGTTTAAAAATGCGGCTACTGCAGCTGGTGCGGCGTTGTTACCTGCAATAATGAAAATATCTAATGTAGTAACACCTTTGATTAACCAGTTCGCAAATTTCATTAAAACAAATCAAGGGTTAATAAACACGATACTGAAGGTCGTGGGCGTAATGGCTTCGTTGGGTGCGGCGTTTTTCATTGCAGGCAAGATAATAGCAGTCATTAGTGCAATAGGGGCATTTGTTAAAGCACTGCAAGTAATGAGTGCGGCGGCACTTGCTACACAGGCTAGTATGGGTGTATTGGGTATTGCAATCGCTGTATTGGGTCTGATAATCGGTAGGGCTGTAACAAAATCGGTTGACATGTCCAGTAACATGAATGCGACTAGCGACGCTATGGTGGACGTTTCTAAAAACGCAGTGAGTACGGGTAAGAACCTTGGTGGGTTGTCATCAAAGGGAGCCAAGGCTGCAAAGGATTTAGCAAAGGCATTTTCGGAAGCTAAAAAGCGAGTCCAAGAATTGAATGATGAGATTAAAAAAGAAAACGAGGCTTTTAATGAGCAATTGATAGACATAGTAGATCGTAGGAAGGATGCTATAAAGAGCAATAAGGCTCTGTTGGATGATGAGAGGAAGGCGTTCGAGGAAGCACAAAAGGCCATGACAGAGGACCATGAGGACGCTGTTGACACCCAAGAAAGTAAAACTATGGAAACGATAGCGTCATTAAAGGCTTTGATTGCATTGAAACAGTTATTAGGCGGTGAAGCGTCACAAGAAGAAATAGCTGCACTGCAAGAAAAGATCAGGGAAGAAGAGAAACTGGGAGAGGATGCACTGAACAAACTAAAGGAAGATCAGGTTAAAGAGACGGAGGACTTGAAGACAGAGTTTGAAGAGCGTACAAGCGAACTCGAGAATAAAATAACCACAGACGAGGAGCTTTTGACTAAACACGCAGAGGTTATAAAGAAGATTAATAGGGATGTGTTAAAAGACGATATAGAGAAGTTGGTGGAAAATCACCAAGAAAGATTGGTAGCATTGAACGAACAGATAGCGAAGGAGAAGACTAAAATGATGGAGGGCGGTGAGAATTTCGGTGGTGTTGTGGGTGGTATGGGTGCGGATTGGGACGAATTACTGAATGACATAAACGGATCTGAAATAGACTGGGATGGTATTGTGCAACCGTTAACACTAGAGAGTATAGGCAAAAGTATTGGTGACGAGTTTGTAAATATCGGGTTGTTTGTAGTTGCGCATTTCAACGCTGCGGTTTTTGGGTTTTTGGCGTTTGTTACAAGGATTGGTGCAGACGTTGCTAAAATGATAAGTGATACTATTAATTCTATACCAGCACTACAGAAAATAATCGGGGGACACTTTAAAGGGGAAGCTGCTACGGCGGAATTTAAGGCACAGGAATCGGCTAAAACCTTTGATGAGTTCATTGAGGCAAGAGATACTATAGGTGGTGCATTGGCTGGTGGTACAGATTTTGCAAAGGGTGGTGCTACATTGGTCGGTGAAGAAGGTCCTGAGATTGTTAATATGCCGAGGGGTGCACAGGTACTAACAGCAGGGGAGACCAAGGCGGCTATGGGTGGTATAACGATTAACATAAATGGTGGGTTGACAGTGGATAGTGACGAAAGGATGAATTCGTTGATTAGTGAGATCGAGCTCAGGCTGGGCAATAGACTTAATTTAGATTTAAGAGGAGGGTAATGGCAGACCAATTATTATTTGGACCGTACAATTTGAGTGGTGGTAAATCACAGGTAAGCAGCGCTACTGTAAGGTCTGCGCCTAAGAAAATATTAGAAAGCATGAGGATAGCACGTCAGGACGGGTCTAAAGTAGTTAATACGAATTATGGTAACAAGCAAATACAATTGAGCGGTAGGATAAAAAAGAAGGACATTCACAATATAGATTTTAGAGACATTCAGGACGAGTTTGACAATGCTATGAGTAAAGACCAGAGGTTACTAAGAATCGCTAGAAGCTGGACAAATATTAGTGACGTAGACTCACTTGGGGTTGGCGGTGGGTCGGCCTTTCCTGCGAATTTCAGTG